AGTATGCGGATGGTCACCGACTACTTCATCGGAACTGACCAGCTTATTACCAGGCTCGATGTGTTGTATGGATACTTGTGGATTAGGCCAGAATGGGCGTGTGTAGTGGCTGATCAGGTTTATCAGTGATAAGGAAGGGATACTAACCCCAAAATTTTGACCATCAAGGGGTGGGTGTTCCCCAAGGGCGATGAGAGTATCAACCGCGTAGAGGAATTGGGATGAATTGGCGGCAGCGGATTATCAAGGACTGGCCTAACCATCTTCAAAATCAACATAAGTGCTTGACGGCGCTTAGGCAGATTGAAGAAGCGCTGGTTGTGCTGCATAGCCTTGGTCATCCGCTGCATGTGGAAGAGGGGTATTTGCCACCACCGCAGCCAGAATGGCCTCAGGTCTGGTTTCATCTGTATCAAGGGGGTAGGGCTTTTGCTTGTCAAGCAGATGTCGAGGAGGCCGGTCCGGACTGGTATCCCACGATGGAGGAGGCAAGACACGCAGCAGGAGTTACAAAGCAAAACCAACGTGGGGGTATTTTTACTCGAACGCTACCTGCAATCCCGATCCAGGACACACTTGCAGCGATTGCTGAGAGGGTTAAGGAAGATGAGGCTGAAAGAGCAGCATTGATTGCAAAAAGACAGTTTGTAGAACAGACAAGAGCTGAATATGTGGCGAGGAATGGAGCCTGGGATCAATTGAATCCTGAGAAGAGAAATGCCCGATCTGTTGAATAACCAAGCCGAATGAAGTGAGTGACTGGAAGGAGCTAACATGGCTAATTCGAGGAAGACCAGGTTTACGATCTATGATGTGATGGAGAGTCAAGGGGTGTTTGATGAGAACGCCAATAACTCTTATAGCCCAGACTTTAAGGGGCCGCAGAAATATCCGATGATGTTCTACCATCCTGAGGGGAAGGAAAGAATACTGCAAAGGGCGGAGATTATTTCGACTCCAATGGGGCCAGAGAGGGTTGGTCTCATTACGGAGATCATAAACCGGGCAGCGAATGATGCAGATGAAGAAGCTGCGTTGAGACAGCTTGGATGGCATGACCATCCTGCGAAGGCTATTAAGGCGTCGGGGAAAGAGGCTCCGCCGACTGTTGGCCCAGGGAGAGAGGCGGAATTGGAGGCGCAGATTGCAACTTTAATGGCGCAGCTTGCTGCAGCAAGGGCAGAGCCTAAGCCAGAGCCTGGGCCTGATGATAAGTACGAACCAAAGCCCGTCATTGTATCAAAAGTAGCGTGATTGGGACTGACCGAAGGGAAGGCCCATGTCCTACCTCGATCCACAAAACACGAGTATGGGAGACATTTGTCGTGCCTCCTTGAAGGAGTGTGGTGCTATTGGGGTGGGACAGACTCCGCTTGCGGAGGATATCAATGATGCATGGGCTAGAATGCAGTGGATGCTCATGCAGTGGGAGAGGAAGAGATGGCTCCTATATCATATAATTAGCCTTTCAACAATTAGCACTGGTGCTCTTTATTACACTGTTGGCCCTGGTGGGGATTTTGACACAGGACAAAGGACTATGAGGCCTGGTAGGCTTAGTAGTTGCTTTGTTCGACAGCAATTCTTGGGGGCATTGACGCCGCCGCAAAGTATCTGGGATGCAAAGCAAGCTCCACTTCATAACATGGATGCATATTCAACCTGGGATAATGGACAGAGCTTGTGGGATGATACTCCCTCGAATATGCAGCCGAATAATAACGCGGTGGATTACCCCCTTGAGATATTGGGGAGTAAGGAAGATTATAATAGAATTACGCTGAAGACGTTACAAGCAGGGCCGGGTGAAGCAGCGTTCTTGGACACAGACTGGCCTCAAGCATTGCTGTATGTTTGGCCAGTGCCGCAATCAGGAATTTATGAAATTCATGCTTCCTTTTACATGCAATTGCAGGTGCAATTCCTCAACCCTGCAACTCAATTGGAAATTCCTTGGGAATACTATAATGCAATTATGTTTAATTTGGCGATAAGGCTGAGGCCAAAATATAGGATGGGGACTTACCCTGGGGACCCGCTACCAGGCATGGCAAGGGATAGTTTAGCGGTTCTGCGGGCTGGTAATACACAGATTACGCGTATGAGAATGCCCAATACTATTCGGAGGAGAGGGCTTTATAATATCTTCTCAGATCGACCCTATTAACCCGCCCTTCGGGGCATTAGAAGCCGGCGCAAAGCGACGGCAGGAGCGAGAAAGATGGTTGCAGGACCTGGCGCGCCGAACCCGAGTGGGATGCCTGGCTTTAATGCTCAATATGGGATTACGGCGCATGCAGGCGGGGGAAATGCGAATGCAACCCTGCTGAATGGCTGGATGAATACGATTACCACGGTAGCTACTGCAGCGGATAGTGTTATGCTGCCGCCGGGGTATGCAGGCATGGAGATTGTGGTGATTAACCACGGGGCTAATGCTGCACAGGTGTTTGGGTTCCAGAGTACATTTCAGGGAGATCTAGTTACGGATACAATTGCTCCAGCAAATAGTGCTACGCAGGGCACTGTAGGTGTGAGTTTGGCTGCCTTGGCTGTTGGTCTGTTCTATTGCATGACTGGGCAGGGTGGTCCAACTAATAATATTACACCAGCGCAGTGGCAGTTTAAGTCCATTGCCTAATATATTTGGGACGGACTGAAAGGACGGCCCATGGACGCTGCAACTCGAAATCGGACTATGATGGACATTGTGCCATCGGTCCAGTCTGGGTTTAGGGTGGTTGAGGCAGGGGAACTTGCCCAGCTATTCAATAATCTACCCGGAGTTGGAGTGAACCCTGGGGTTGTTGCTACGGGTAATACTAAAGCGACAGCAGTGCAGTTGAAAGGAGGGGTGAACCTTATTGGTACTGTCCCTGCAAACTCTGGGGCAGTGCTTCCTCCAGCGATTTTGTTGGGTCAAAGCATTGTCTGCAGTAATGAGAGTGCAGCAGGGACTTCTGTTACTATTTTTTCTGCAGGTAATGATATAATATTGAATGATGGGGAGAGTACTACTAACAATGGTGGAGTGCAGTCTGTTGCTATTGGTAATCAGAATGTGCAGTTTACTTGCGTTGCACCAGGGTTTTGGCGACGGTTCTCAGTCCCTTCCTCTGGTTCTCTCCCCATCAGCGGTGGAACGTTAACAGGGCCATTAATTGCTCCAGAGCTGACGGTGACGGGGCAGACTACGCTGGATGGTACCACTGCTACTACACCGTCTATTGGAGATAACTCGACTAGTGTTGCAACTACTGCTTGGGTGAGGGAACAGAACTTTTTGACTGGAGGCTCTTTTGCCCCCATTAATAGCCCTGCATTTACAGGTAATCCTACAGGCCCAACTCCCGCCACAGCTGATAATAGTACGAGTCTTGCTACCACGGCGTTTGTGAAGGCACAAGGTTATTTGACTGGTAATCAAACCATAACGTTGTCTGGGGATGCGACAGGGAGCGGGACGACTGCCATCCCGGTAGTGTTTCCTAATATCAATGCTAATACTGGTACGTTTGCGTCAGTCACGGTGAATGCAAAGGGGCAGGTCACTGCTGCAGCGGGGTTGACAGGGGATGCAACTACAGCGGGGAATGTAATAACCCTTGCTAGTAGTGGAGTGACGGCAGGTACCTATAATAATGTGACGGTGAACGCCAAAGGTCTGGTGACAGGTGGTAGTAATGCTGCCTACTTGACAGGCAATCAAACCATAACGCTGTCTGGAGACATAAGTGGTAGTGGTACAACGGCCATTGCTGCAGTCCTTCCCAATATCAATCCCAATGTTGGAACGTTCCAGGGGATTACGGTTAATGCCAAGGGGCAAGTGACTGGAGCGGTTAATCAGAACTATGCGCCGTTGGCGAGTCCGGCTCTGACTGGTGTGCCGACAGGACCAACAGCGGCACCAGGGACTAATACTGCTCAGCTTGCAACCACTGCATTTGTCACGACGTTGACAGGCAATTACTTGCCATTGGCTGGTGGGACGTTGACCGGCGGACTTGGTGGGACCACCGCTGCCTTCAGCAGCACGTTGACAGCGGGTGCTACTACTTTAACTGGTCAGCTCCTTGTTAATCTTAACGCGGCGACGCCACCAGCAGTAGCCGCAACTCTTGCTGGAATACAAGTTGCAGGGGCTGATAATAATCAGCCGTCAGTTTTGGTAGATGCTTTTACTGCAATAGGAAATGCTCCGTTTTTAATTACCCGTAAGGCACAGGGGACAGCAGCTGCACCAACTGCAGTGCAATCCGGCAGCTTGCTTGGCGGGCTTCTATTCATTGGTCGAGGTGCGACAGGGTATGGTCCAGGGAATACTCGCCTGTTTGCTCAAGCAGTTGAGAATTGGACTGATACAGCACAAGGCAGCTCTTTATCACTTGCTGCCACTCAAATAGGTACAACCACTCAGGTAACATTAGCGACATTTGCTGTTACGCCTGGGTGCCAGTTTCAAGGGACGAGGACCAATGATAATGCGCCAGCTGGGTTTGTTGGAGAGGTTATTTCATCAAATGTGCCTTCTAGTTCTGCTGTTGCGTTGACAAATAATGTGGCGGCGAATGTGACCTCAATTGCTTTGACGGCTGGTGATTGGGATGTATTTGGGAATGTAGTTTATCTAATTACAGGGACTACACAGGCTGCATATTCATCAGGTGGTATTAGTACAGTTAGTGGTTCATTGCCTGATACTAGTTTGGTTGCTAATTTCCCCTCATATGGTGCAGGGCAATTTGTGACTAATTTAGGCTTTACAGTGCCTTCACAGAGGGTAAGTTTGGCAGCCGCAGGTACTGTGTATCTTGTGGCACAGGCAGGTATCCTTGCGAGTACAATGAGTGCGTTTGGTCAAATCTGGGCGAGAAGAGCCCGTTGAGTTGCATGCAAATAGGAGAATGTGATGGCTGACGCTTCTTCGCCTCCGCAGAATATTTTGGATATCGCTCCTTCTTTACGGGAGAGAGGATTCCGCTTGATTGATGCTGGAGAGCTTTATAACCTATTTAGCTCTTTCATGGCGATTATTGCAGGGGTTGCTGCAGCAGGGACTAACCAGGCTACGGCGACGCCGATTGGCCCAGGAGTCACTGTGGTATCCACTGTTGCCACGGGTGCAGGAGTGGTGTTGCCGACGGGACTTCCAGGCCAAACTAAGACCGTGGTAAACACCTCTGCAAATGCACTGCTGGTTTATGGGAATGGAGGGGATCAGATCATTCCACTTGCTTCCTCAACTCCAGCAGCCTCTTTGAGTGTGCCTGCGGGTGAGACAGCACAGCTTGTTGCTGTGACTCGGACTGTTGGCCCGCCGCCTGTTACGACTTGGAAGGTTGTCTCCTTAGGTTAGCTTTGCCAAGGGAGGTGAAGGTACCAACACTGGATAAGCGAGGGTAGGATGGCTGGTACGACTCTTGATACGGAGCTTGGAGTTGATCCAGGCATTCTAGAGCAAGAGGTGATACAGTCGGAACAGGTGACATTGCAAGAAATTGCTGATGCGCTTGCAACGCCTGTTATTGTTGCCAGCCAAAGACCCATTTCAGTCCTCAATGTCCTGACCAATCAGATTTGGGGGTATAATAGTATAAGTGATATGTATGGAGCTGCTGCATTCTTCACGTTCGCCAATTTGCCTCCATCTATTTATAGGATTAATAATGCGAGTGCAGGGTCGATTGCTGTAAATTTGGCAGGGACGACTTATACTGTGGCTGCCGGGACATCACAAGATTTCGAGGCACACAGCAATATTAGAAACCAGCACATAGGATAAGGGCAAGGACAAAATGAGGATGGTGCAATGACAAGTCAAGTTGATCCAAGTGTGCCTGCATTTGGGGCTCCAACAACGGCATCAGTCCGTAACAATTTCTTGATAATCAAGAATGAACTTGAAGCGTTGCAGTCGGTTATTGTTGGTTCGCCTGGTAATTGGGGTTCACCTATTAATATTGGTGGGTCTGGGCCTGTTTCTCTACCATCAGGAGCTAATTTTTTTATACTCGTTAATAATTTGACAGGGACTCCTATTTCAATTGCCCTTCCAACAGGGATGGCTGTTGGACAGCAGCTTGTTATAAAGGATATTGGTGGGAATGCAGGGACCTATACAATTACTATAACGCCTCCAGCTGGATCAAGCTTTGATGGTAATCCTAATTACCAACTGGTATCAAATTATGCCTCTCTTAGTGTTGTCTGGTTAAGTAACAACATGTGGGGGACTTTCTAATGAGATACTTATCAGCTTTCTTGTTTGCATTCTTGGGATTGATTTCGCTGGTAAGCGAAACCAGGGGGCAGAATTTTGGTAATATCCCTCCTGGTGATATAATAGGTAATCCTACCAGTTCTGCTGGGCCTGCAAGGCCAATGCCATCCCTTACCAGGATACCTAATAACAGTAATGATACCAGCTCGACTGCAGTAGGTAGTGGTGCATTGGGTTCCTCATTAGGAGCTTATCCAAGTCCTGGCACTTCTACTTCAAATGCATTCAATACAGCCTTGGGTGGGTCAGCTGCAGGAGATATGGTACCAAATTTTAATCCGCCTCCTATTTACCAGGCTAATACAGGTAATAGTAGCGCGGGGACGTTTAATACATGTATTGGATTGAACGCTTGCCAGCATGTTGGAATTATTCAAAGCTCGGTTGGAGTGGGTGTTGGAGCGCTGGGAGGACAACTAACACCTCGCAGTAATGGCATTTATAATAATGCTTTGGGAACATTCGCGCTAGCAGGATTGGGAGATATTAATGGACCAGGGCTTGGAACACCTGCTGGTGGAACCTTTGCGTCGTATAATAACTGTTTTGGAAGTGCCTGTGGACAAGCAATTGTAGCAGGGTATGGGAACGACGGGTTTGGTCTTTCTGCAATTAATTTTATTAGGAATGGTTACTATAATGACTGCTTTGGTTCATCAGCCTGTTTAGGCAACAGCTTTTATTCCAATTCTATTACAGGCAATTTTGTTAGTGGAAGTACTTCTGTAACGGGGCTATCAGCCAACGCAAATACAGCAGGCTGGCAGGTAGGAATGCGGCTGGATGATACCTTAGGGACTATAACCCGTAATCCAGCGACCACTATTGCAAGCATTGCCCCCGATGGCCTTTCTATTGTAATGAGCAAGCCTGCCGCGCAAACGGCTAACACAGTTGGTATCATTGTTAGAGGAGCCAATGGGTTCTCACCAACTGGCGTGAGTGATGGATTTCAGAATGTAGCTTTTGGTGTGAATGCACTAGAACTTGTTGCAAATGGGCAGAGCAATGTTGCAATTGGCGGCTTCTCTGGTGCCTCTATTAGCGATGGCTCTTTCAACACTATGGTTGGTGTCAATGCAGGCAATGGGATAAGTGTAGGTCAATTTAATACTTTAATAGGTTATGATGTTGGCAATAACATTGTATCAGGATCTAGGAATATTCTGATTGGAACTGGAACCAATTGCCAGACGACATCTCCACAGCAGAATGATGAATTTATGCTTTGTACTTCTAGTCCTGGTAATGTACCAGCAGTTTACACATCATTGGTGTCGGGAGCAGTTAATTTGACTGTTAATGGGAATATCACAGCTAATCCAGGGCTTGTTATATTTTCCACCTTTATTGGGCATGCAAACTCTGACGCATGTACCCCTGGAGAGATGTCAGTTGACCAAGGCTTCGTTTATGTATGCACAAATCTTGGAGGAACAAGCAATTGGAAGCGCGCCACCCTTTCAACCTTCTAGCCTCTCTCATACTTGTATACTTCTTTGCATGGGGACATGCTTGGGCAGGAGGGTTGGAGGATAATAAGAAGGTTAGTGGGGCCGCAGTTGCGGCCCTTCAAGCACAAATCACTGCTCTACAGGCACAGGTTACCTACCTCCAAACAGTGATTGATGCAATGCAAGGAGACGAGAAGCAAACTGCTGTTTGGTGGCAAGATTATTTGAAGGGCCTGGAACCACAGGTGGGGCAATCAGAGCAAAAATGAGCGACTGGAAGGAGCGAATATGGCAGGGAGTGGAAAGAAAGTGAAGGCTGGAGTGCATGCCCATGAGAGGAATATGCATCCAGGGAAGCCGCTCACCAAGATGCCAAAGACAGTCATGAAGCCGAATAAGAAGGCCAGCAAGTAATGAGGCTGCCACTGATAGGAGGCTCTTACACCACCCGGAGTATTATTGCGTCTGCGCAGCGCTGCATCAACTTGTATCCCGAGTTGAATCCTCGAGGGAATTATGCTCCGCTGACACATTATCAGAGGCCGGGACTTAATCATTTTGCTTATGTAGGTCCTGGACCTATTAGAGGACTGTATAGATCCTCTAATGGAATAGGCTATGTAGCATCAGGTAATCAATTATTCTACTTCAATTTTGATTTTAGCTCTAATTTCTTGGGGACTTTGAATACAAATAGCGGTCAGGTAAGTATGCAGGATAATGGTACGACTCTGATGGTAGTTGATGGCTCAACAGGTGGTTACCAAGTTGATTTGGGTACACAGACATTCAGTGCAATAAGTGATCCTACTAATACCTTTATAGGAGCTAATCAGGTTCAGTATGTTGATACCTTTTTGATTTGGAATTTTCCTGGCTCTATATTCTTTGGCTCGACTCTCTCTAACGTTCTTCAATTTAATGGACAGTATGTAGCAGGTAAGGCAGGGTATCCAGACAATTTGAAGGCAATCTATGTAAACCGCCGAGAGATATTTCTATTTGGCGACCTCAAATCTGAGGTTTGGTACAATTCAGGCGGCTCAACAACTACGCCGTTTCCATTCCAAGAACTACCTGGTACTTATATTGAGCATGGGATTGCAGCGGCATGGAGTCGAGCAAGCCATGATATTGATATATTCTGGCTCTCCCGCAATCTTCAAGGGGAAGGGGTCGTTTTAAAATTTAGGGGCTACCTCACTCAGCGGATTTCTAATCATGCGCTTGAAGAGTCGATACGACAGATGCAACAGACTGTTGGTATTGATGATGCTATTGGGATGACGTACCAGATGGATGGGCATACGTTTTATATGCTGACGTTTCCAGCTGGAAATGAGACCTGGGTATATGATAGTGCAATACAGGACCCTAATGCGGCGTGGCATCAAGAATGCTGGACACATCCAACTCAAGGTACTCTCAATCGGAGCCGCATCAATTGTATGGCCTTCATTAATGGGCAGTTAGTTGCAGGGGATTGGGAAAACAACTCTATCTATGGTTTGGATATGGACCTTTATGTTGATAGGGTGCAAGTTAACCAGAGTGATACGAGTACCACTGATTGTCCCATTGTCTGTATAAGGAGTTTTCCTCATATTGGAGCAGCAAGACAAGCTGGTGGACAGCAGGCAATAGATATTGATGGCCGTCGCATCCAGTTCGCTGCATTCCGGGCTGATATGGAATGTGGAATGGGACCACTGGATGCGTCAGGGAGGCCTGCCAAAGTTAGCCTCCGATGGTCTGATGATAGGGGTCGTACCTTTGGAAATGCCCTCCTCCAAGAGGCTGGTGCTCCGGGAGAGTATCTGACGCAGCCGCAGTGGCTTGGTATGGGAATAGCTCGAGATCGTATCTTTGAGTTGTCTTATAATATTGCAGGACCAGCAGCCCTTAATGGAGCTTGGATCGATGCAGAGGTTCTATCTACTTGATTGAGGCTGACCGAAGGGAAGACTCATGGTAGCTACGCCCTCCAATGTAAGAGTACCGTTCCCTTCGCCAAATGAACAGCCTAATTGGCTGACTGTCCCTAATTTGAACGCGCCACTTATGGACCCGGTTAGTGGCACGGTAGGTATCCCCTGGTATCAATTCTTTAACTTCTTGGCAACTCGCTCATCTTATGTGAATGTGTTAAACGAAGATACTACAGCTTTACAAGGCTCTGTATCGACCTTGCAGACACAAGTTGGAGGGCTGGAGACTCAAGTTAGCGTGTTGCAGGGTCAGGTAATGGTGTTGCAGGGGCAGGTAGCGACGTTGCAGGCTCAGGTGGCTGTATTACAGAGCCAAGTTGCTACGCTACAAGGTCAAATGACTCATATGCTGACCAAGACTAACGACTCGGTATTCGTATTTGGGACTAATCAGACTGTTACAAGCTCACCAACTATGGCGGGTCTATCCCTTGTATTTACTCCAACTATCAATGCAAGGCACTATTTCAATGTTGACATGACTGTAGACACAACAGGATCTGGAATTGCTACAGCTGCAATCCGCTATGGGACCGGAGCACCACCAGCTCCAGGAAGCGGGTTAACTGGAACAGCTGTTTCAAGTAGTACAACTATTGCTAATAATGCAGCTGTAGGACTATCTTTATCTGGGCTTATTACTGGAATTGTTCCTGGCACTGCATATTGGCTTGACTTAGCTGTTTCTTCATTGTCTGGAGGTAATCTAGTTATTACTAACAGTGCTGCACTTGTGAATGGTCTTATAGACCCTAACTGAGGCGACGGACTGAAAGGACGGCGCAATGGCATTCATCATTTATTGCCTGCCAAGGAGCCGGAGTGCATGGTTGGCACATTTCCTCAATTATCCTTTTGCAGTGCCGAAGCAGCCTGTGGCTCATGATGTGGCTCCTCTTTGCAAAAGCATTGATGGATTCCTCCATGCTTACAAAGAGGAGGGAATGTGGGGCTCTGTTGAAATAGAGGGAATGATAGGTTGGCAGGTTATTAAAAAGGAAATGCCACAGCTGAAGACGGTGGTGATGAGGCGCCCTTTGCAGGAGGTCTACAATTCCCTGGTTATGCAGGGATACAAGCCAAATCTGACCGAGCTAGGAAAGTTGGATGCAATACTTGATATCATAGCAGATCTGCCAGAAGTCTACTCCATCAAATCAACTGATTTGGATGCACCAGTTGTAGGGAAATGGCTCTTTGAATACCTCCTCGAATTGGACTTTGATTTCGATTGGTGGTATCAGCTATCTCAGACAAATATTCAAGTCAACTTGAATGATGTTGAGGATATGAGGCCAGAGATAAATGCTAGATCAGAGGCATTTAGGAATGATGTGCTAGAAAAGACGAGAGGGTTGAATGAGTTCCTCAATTGAGATTGGGTTTGAGAAGGTAAGAGATGTCTGGGAGGAGCTGGAGAAGCTTGCCGCTCAGGAACAAATTGAAATTGAGGAAGAAAGACCATTCAAGCCGGACTGGTGGAGTATGGCAATCCTAAATGATCAAGGTATCTTTCAGGTTTTGACTGCTCGAGTTGATGATAGGATGGTGGGCTATTTCTCTTGGCTTCTTGACTTTGATATGGAGAGCAAAGGTACCCTCATTGCCAATCAAAGTGCATGGTTTGTAGAGCCAAGACATCCAGTTGTAGCTGTCAAAATGTTGGATAGAGCTATTGCTGAGTGCAAGAAGGCAGGGGTTAAGTTCATTTATTTTCACCATGGCCTCAAGGGTAGAGGGGCTACCTTGGGCAAGCTCTTTGAGAGACGGGGTGCTCGGCTTCTGAGTCGTAATTATGTGATGAAGCTCAAGGGAGAAGGGGCTTAATATCATGCCTATTAGTATTGGTACAGCCATTCTTGGCGCTGCCGGTCTCCAGAGTGGTGCTTCTCTTGCTGGAGGGAAGAAAGGCGCCTCTGCTGCGACCAATGCAGCCCAATTACAATTCCAGGCTGCTCAGCAGGCTTTAGGTCTGACACAACTTACCCGTGAGCAGAACCTCGCCGAGTTGCAACCTTTTGCGGACTTTGGACGGGCTGCCCTACCTGCATATGGAGCAGCTTTGCCGGGGCTTACAACCCCTATTGACACGTCCTTGCCATCATTCACATTCCAGCCAACTATGGCTGACCTAGCTGCTACACCAGGTTATCAGTTCACCCTCCAACAAGCCTTGCTTGCAGGGCAAAATGCCCTAACATCTACAGGGTTAGGCCGGAGTATGAGCGCGGTTGACACCGCGTCACAAATCGCCGGTGGTGTCGCAGCTAATACATGGCCGCAGGTATTCAATGCCAACCTGTCGGGGTATCAAGCCAATACCAATGCCTTGCTGGCTGGCAGGACTATGAACCTCCAGCAAAGACAGCAAATTGCAAACTTGCTTCAAGGCCCTGTCAATGTTGGATTGAGTGCGGCGGGTTCGCTGGCAGGTAGTAATATTCAATTAGCTAATACTGGTGCCTCGGCTATTACTCAAGGCGGAGCGGCATTAGCATCTGGCCAGGTGGGTGCAGCTAATGCACTTATTGCAGGGGGAACAGGTGCTGCCAATGCTATTGGAGGGGGTGTGAACTCACTTGCCAACATTGCCCTCATAAATAGTTTGGGTGGCGGCGGCGGCTTCAATAGTCTGTTTGGTGGTGGCTCTGCTCTCTCAGGGACACCTATAGGCGGGGATATGGGACAAGTTAATATAGGATAATAGGAGCAAGCCATGCACCTCTGGCAGTTAGGAGAGTATAGTGGCTGGTGGTAATAATCCTTTCATGCCTGGGGCTAATCCAGGTGGTCCGGTTCCACAGCCAGGCATGCAAGCCTCCAGGCAGAATAGTGGGCTTGGAAGAGGACCTGGCGCATCCATCCTGGCCCCTCCGCCACCGAGTATGGCACCATCCGGACAGGCAGGGCCTCCTCCTGCATCCAAGGCAGGGCAGCCATTCGCTGATGTCCATCAGCAATTGAAGTACACGCAGAGTCAATTTAAGCAGGGGCAGCAGGCACAACAGGTGTTGGATCATCTCAGGAGGGAGCTGGATAGCCTCATGGAGATGGGGGACACAGTTAGGCCGGAGCATGTTATT